TTCTTGCAGCGTCGGAAATAGACCTATAAAATTTACCATGCTGGTCATGCAAACACCGCATTTTGGTATGTTTCAGTGTGGCTTCTAGTCTGGCCGAATAATTAGGCAGCTGCGACCAGCTCATGTTCCCCAACAACATTAGCAGCCGTAACGTTTACCAACCTCTCAACCCCAGCATCATCCTTGTAATAAAGCAGCTTATCGTCTTTAGGATAGATTACAGTCTGCCCTGCCGATGGAGTGCCGGGGATGCTAGCGCCTGAAGTGTTATCTAAGGTTAAGTCTGTACTAGTTAATGATGCAGCCATTATTTAATCTCCTGTTGTTGCGCCGCTTCCCAGCACTCTTTTAATAAGTCTTCGTAGCTGTCATACCCACCGTCTAATGAGGCAAACCATTGTTCAAAGGTCATGGCTTAATCTCCAGTCGAGCCGCAGCGCGTGCGTCTTTGATGTTGTTAGGCATAACCTCGCCACTGTCTGCTTGCCTTAGCACCATCCAGTCTGTTGAGGCTAGGTAGGCTTGGGCTTTTGCGTTAGCTTGGCTTTGGAGTTCTGCTGCTTGTACGTCGACCCATGCAAGCTCAAGGTCTGCCAGTGAGGGTAGAGGCTTGGTGTTGGTGTCGTTCCAAGTAATCTGAGCGTAGTTATTGCTCCAGCACATGAATTGTGCTTCTGGGATTAGGTGGAGGATGCTTTGGGTTATGTTCATGGTTTATCCTTTATGCTGGGGTATATTCAGTGATGGTAATTGAGGATGCGGCTATACCACCTAATAGCCTAATACCACTCGCCCCATTGAATGTTGTCGTGCCTGCTGAAGCATTCCCCAATCTAACCCTAAAGGTTAATTCTGTTGTGACCCCAGCAACAACACGGTGACTGAATGCTCTAGCCTCACGACTATCAGCAGCCGTGCCTTTGTATGAGGTAATTGCGGCAAGGGCATTTGCAGTCGTACCAACAAAAATTGCGGCGGTCATATAATTAGTTGCATTTGACGCGGCTTGATATACCACGTCAATCCGTAAAACATTTACTGCTGAAGTTGGAGTAATCGCCAAAGTCATGTACTCATTACCCTCAGTTATTTGAGGGATGGTATTATCACCGGGCATAACAGTAGTTCCAGTAGCCACAGCACCAGTCTGGAAATTAACCACCTGAACAACCTTGCCCCCAACAACAATGTTTCCAGACCCAAGCAACGATGTGCTGTTTACAGTTTTAATGTTTGTGCCTGAGACTAAGTTTGCCTGCACATCAGTACCAATTACAACACCAAAGGCGGTGCGTGCCCCTGATGCCGTAGTTGAACCAGTGCCGCCTTGTGCCACCGCAAGGTTAAAAGTATCGGCGACTTGGTCAAAACTGCCAACGGTTATCCAGGCGTCGTTGTCGGTGTTGCGTTGTTTAAGCAGGTTTGGTGTCGCAGATGTATCAACCCACCATTGATGGGCGAACATAGTGCTAGGCTCTGTCGCTCCTGCGTTGTTGCTCGCCAATGCTGGCAGAGCGTTGTTTAAATCCTCACGAAAAGCAGGGAAACCCTGGTTCGCAATGTTCATATCGTGCTGTGACATTAGCTTAACTCCACTCCGTAGCCTTTTGCTACATAATCAAAACTGCGGCTGACAGCCGTACCAGATGAATTTTTAAAGGTTATTGTAAACCCCGCGCGAGACTTTGAGGTTATTTCGTAGTAGTCACCAGTCTGCATATCCTGGGCGCCAATGCCGATTGCCGGTGTTTCCCTAAAGCCTTGTGCAAAAGTTACGACCTTTGCGCCAGCACCAGACACAATATCATTCCCAGATACAGTGCGGTCAGTCATATCTACACTAACGCTCAACTGGATAACTTTTGGTGTGGCCTGCTCATCCGTTGTGCTTAACTTAGCTCTAAACTGAATGGCGCGAGCCCTTATGTCAGTAACTGCGAACGATTGCCAGTCCGACCATGTAGGCGTGCCGCTTGGGTTGTCCTGGGTATGCCTTGCCTCTATTTGTACGTCTGTATCGTCAAAAGCGTTTACATCGCCTTCAAAGGCGCCTTGCCGAGCGTCAAACAAACCTTCAGCTGAGTCAAACAATAGAACATAGTCTAAGCGTATATGCTCGACGTAAGCCGTGCAACGTGAAATGTAAACTGCGCCCAAGTCAATGGCAGTTGCAAAGTAGTAGTATCCGAATGCTTCTACGTTACCGGAGCCACCATCAAATAAACCGATTGCGTCATCAAAATCACCCAGTACAGCGTCAAACAATAAACTCGTGTTCAGCACCAATGCATCGTCGTCGTCTAACTCTACTGTGTCGTCAAACGTGCCGTTAAAATCTGGCGCTTCGTTTATGGTCTGCACAAAGTTAAGAGACTCAACCGCCGCAATGTTTGTGTCTAAAGCAATACTTGTTGGAGTGATGGATGCCAAGCCTAGCTTATCCACAGCTTTAACAAAGTAAGTTCCGTTTCGTGCTGGCACAAATACAGAAGTTGCTGGGCGAGATACTTTTTGAACAAGAGACACCGAGTTTTCGTAGCTACCACCACTGTCTGGTGATGCGTAGCGAACTCGGTAGTACGACAAGTCAAGGTCTGGAACAGCGCTCCAAGTCAGCAAATATTGATTGCCGATTAGGTTGCCAGTGAGGTTGGTAACGTTCTCAGGTGGTGCAGTCTTGCCAACTACCTGGTGGTCAACGGTTGCCCAGTCAGACTTAACGGCAATGCTGTTTACGGTTCTAGCACGAACCGAGTAAGTCCGGTCATCTTGCACGTTGACTTGCTCAAATACGCTACCGCCAGACTGGCCCATGTTGACCCATTCTGTCGTGCCCTCTAGTTTAGATTGCACCTCAAAACCGATGGAAAAGCTGTTACCACTTGACACTCTGGCAAACAAAACCGCGGTTACATCCTCGTTATATGCCCTCAGTTCATCACTAACCAATAATGTCGGTGGCGTTGTATCAAATGGGTCTGGTAGGTTAGATTGTGCACTGGCAGGCTGCTGTTTGTCGCTGACCCAAGGGTAAACCGCTGCAATGTGTTCAACCATAGAAACAGATACCGTGCCTTCGTAATTCAGCACTAGACGGGTAACGCGGAATTCTTTAGCGTTCCATGCTGGCGTTGGATGCGTGACCGTGACAATATCACCAACCACACAATTTAGCGCCTCAGAGGTGGCTTCTAGCTCCAAACGGATACCAGCAAGCCTAGACGCTAAAACGGCTGTCTTTGCAATGTTGCGCGCTTGGTAGTAGCTTGTAACTGTCGTTAAATTGATTTCCGTACTCAGTTCAATATTTGAATCTTCGGTTAAGTACGTTGTTGCTTGTGCGCTGTCAGCGTCAGGCCATATCACTGCGTCTGCCTGCCAGTTTGTTCCAGGGTTAACAAACTTGGCTGTGACTTTATTGAACTTTGACGACTTGCTAGAGCCGGTCATGCTAAAGCCGCCAATAATGTTGTCGGTCGTAAAATCAAACGTACTAACTTTATCCTTTTCAACAAACAAACGATACTGCCCATTTTGGTAAGGCATGATGCCTTGCATACCAGATAGAAATACTTTAACGTTGTCAAACAACGGTTTACTAGTAAGAATTAAAGCATTACAAGAAAACGCCTTAACTTCATCGCCGCCGTCGTATGCTGGAACAACTACGTCGCAGTCGTTGGCTGCCGCGCTAAATGTTGTGTCGTCAATTACATCTACCGGCAAACCTTTGCCATATCGAGCGTTTGTTAAATAATCACGTAAGCACAATGCTGGATTGTTTGAGTAAGCGGTTGTGCTTGTTCGCGGGTCGTAAACCTTGCGGCCTTCAACTTCAGCGTTAATTGTCGGCAAACCGCTAAATACGTCTGAATTGTAAGTTAGGCGTATGCCGAGGTAAGCAATGCCGTTTAGAGTATCACTAGCACCCCAACTAGGTGCGTCAACTAGCACACTGCTAGCAACCTGACCGTCAGTGCCTAGTTTTTTATCAATGCTGACCTTGCTAAAGTACTTGCTACCAGAGGCCAATAGCTCGTCGTTAATGTAAATATCTCCAATGCTGTTCACCTCGCCTTCAGCTAGGACTAAACACATATAAAGGTAAGTATTGGACGAACCGCTTGTTTCGACAAATACTATAGTGCCACCTACTTTACGCTTGCCGTAGATAACAGGTATTTGTTCAATGTTTATCTGTTTGTTTACCAGTGCACCTCGGGCCTCTTGCCCCAAGTCTGGCTGGTCTGGTTGCGGTATAAGCCATGAAATAACGTCGCCAATGACGCTAGATACAATCTTAAACGATTTCTTAACAAATCTT